TATGGTCTGCCTTTCAAGATGCGAACCAAAATCCCTGGAATCCTGCCAATGGCGATAAATGTACTATGTATCTTGCCCCTATTGCTTATCAATTTGACAATACTACTGCTGTCGGACTTTTACAAACAAATAGTTTTGCTGTTTCATCTCAATTCACATGTAGCGGTTCAGCACCATCTACACCAACAATCAGTGTATCCTATGTTGGTATCAATGGTATGTATATAACATATAACAACTATACTAGTGAAAATGGCGACTATATTGCTATAGATGGCTTGAGTGGTGCACCTTCGATTACATTATCAGCCTATCAGATTAATACAACTAGTTCAATAACATCATTTTATAGTTCTAAGTCATTTATACCAAATTTTAATCCATCGACATCTGGAAATTATACAATTGCTTTATATATTAATAGAGGATCACAACGAACATCGTCCTTATCATTAAATATAGCAAATGTTATGCTTGGTCAAAGCCATACATCAATTACAACGACTGGACCTGGCACATTAACATTGAATGGATGTTCAGGTATAGAAGGATTAGGTTATCAACTATGGGTTAAACCAGCAACTGCAGGTGCTAATGTAGGTTATAAATACAATGGAACATTTGTTATTAGTAGTGATCCTCAGTCATTAGCAGGCCTAACATGGTCAGAGTTTGATTATACGACATCTATGAGTAAATTTTCACCCGGCAGTAGTTTTCAACCTGTAGGTGGTGAACATTGTATTATGTATTTAAGTCCTGTTGCTAAACTAATAGCAGCTTATACTAGCACAACTTTTAGAATTCCTGGTAACCCTCCACCACCACCACCTGCCCCATGCTTCCGTGCTGGTTCGCTCATACTTTGCGAACAAAATGACACTGAAATATACCTTCCAATTGAGACCTTAAAGCCTGGTATGCGTGTAAAGACATCGTCTCACGAATTTGTACCAATTGATATGATTGGATATACATTACTTCAGAATCCAGGTCATTCTGAGCGTACTCAGAACCGTCTATATAAGTGCTCAACTGCTAACTATCCAGAATTAACAGAAGATCTATATATTACGGGCTGCCACAGTATTCTAGTTGATGATATGACAGAAGCACAAAAGCAGTCTACATTGACTCAACTCAAGGATATCTTTGTGACCAAAGGTAAGTATCGTTTAATGGCCTGTATTGATACACGTGCTGAGCCATTTGCGGATGAAGCAGATTACCAAATTTGGCACATTGCTCTTGAAAATACGGAATATTACCAGAATTATGGTATATGGGCTAATGGTTTGCTCGTTGAAACATGTTCAAAACGTTATCTCAAGGAATTATCAGGCATGACGCTCGTAAAGAATTAAAAAAAAATAAAAATATATAAAAATAACTATGAAATTACAAGATTTTAAGGTTATTTTTATTAATCCCGATCATAATGAGAAATATCATAAACGTAAAGTCTATATGGAATATTTCCTTAAAAAACTAGGTTTCAAAGATATTGTTCATTATAAATCTGGCAATGAATCATACCCACAATGTTTGACATTAGCAACAATGGATATTCTTAAACAATATATGGATATACCATTTATACTTTTAGAAGATGATTTAGAATACACAGGTGAATCTTTAGATATATCCATTGAAAATGATGTAGATGCAATTTATTTAGGATTGGGGCGAAGCAAAGCAGATCCAATAAAAAATGCAAATGATTATTATGCCATATTTGAGCCCCATTCGGATAGCATGGTACGTGTTATAAATATGTTAACCGCACATGCAATACTTTTTTATTCTAAGAGATATAAAGAAGCTCTATATAATACATTATCTCGTGAATATAAGCAATTTTGTTGTGACATAAGTATGACGCATGTACAACTCTATTTTAAGGTATTAGCAACAAAAATTCCTTTGTTTTTCCAATCCAATCTGTTTAATGCAAAAGATCAGTTTGATGTGCAGCAAACATCAAAAACACAAATCGATAATAACTGTAAATTACAAAAATTCGAATGTCCAACATGGATAGGTAATTACGATTCTTAAATACACTAAAAGTAATATAATTACCCGGTTTTGATAATAAATTACAATGCGTTATTATATTATAATTATTTTATGTATATAAAGAAGACATGGACAAATTGCTTCTTTATACAACGGTGGGGAAGAGTGAAGTCTATCTTAATTTACTTATACACTTTTGTGAGTCACTATGTTTTACTAATACAGGTGTAAAAAACTTATTAGTAATGTGTGATACGAGTTTTCATACTAAGGTTCGTACTATGTTAGAACGATTTGCCTTCTTAAATTGGCATATTATGGATATGCCTGATGCATTTACGGGTATTGAGGCAAGTATGCAAAAAACTAAAATCTTTGAGTGGCCGCATATTATGGAATATAATACATGTTTATTTGTGGACGCTGACTGCCTGTTTTTGCAAGATCTAGGATTTTTGTTTGAAAAATCTATATTGGACAATAAATTATATGTCTATGCTGAACGAAATACACCGCAAGAAAATATAACAAATTGGTATTGTTTACCACGACTAGATAATAATAAACTTGTATATTATACTGAAACAGAGTTTCGCTGGATCATTGATAATAACAAACGTCCGTTCAATGCTGGTCTTTTCTTATTCAAAATCAGTCCACTCATGAAATCTCATTTTAAAAATTTAAATAATTTTATTCAGAATTGGAAAGGCGAATATTTTTATGAACAATCCTTTATGAATACGTATTTTCATTTAACAGATCTTTCAGATTATAGTCATTTTGATAATAAAAATATTGTAATGACACATGAAAAAACAAATCAACCAATACAAGACAATCATAAACTTGTACATTTCAACGGAACTGGAGCAAGTAATGGAGATAATAAGGAAAAACAAATGTCTGCTTATTTGAATCAAATCTTACTTAAACGTATACATCCATTTATATCCTTTGATAATCGATTAGATATGATAAACGCATTAATACCAGAACATGCTAAAATTGCCGAAATTGGTGTGTTCAAAGGTCAATTTGCTTTAGAATTATTAAAACGTAATCCAAAGCATTTATACTTGATTGATTGTTGGACAAAAGGACCTATGGTGTCTGGTGACCAGGATGGTAACAATGTTGAACAAGTTCCTGATTGTGAGCAGTTATATAATAACTTGAAGGATAGACTCAAGTTCTATCCAAATGTATCACTTCACCGTCAATTCAGCACAGACTTTCTTCCATTGTTAAAAGATAATACGTTAGACATTGTCTACATTGATGGTGATCATTCTTATGAAGGTGTAAAGAAAGATTTAGATTTCTCTTACCCGAAAGTCAAAAAATATGGCTGGATTATGGGACATGACTATGAAATGAATTATGCTAAAACTAAACATACCTATAATTTTGGAACAAAACAAGCTGTTGATGAATTCTGTGCTAAACATAACTTAAAAATTTACGCTAAAGGCATGGATGGTTGTGTAAGTTACGCCATTTGGAATGTGCCTGGTCTTGTTGTAAATCCGTAAAAAATGACTGGTCTAAATCAACAGCCCTAATAAGTAACAGACCGAATGCGATTTTGTCGATGTGGATACTATATGTACCTAAATACCCAAGGTGCTGATGGAACGGTTACACATATGTGTCGTCAATGTGGTCTTCAAGAACCATTTAAGCCATCAAACCTTGATGATGCTCTTATTCTCGAGACCAATTTCCGTTCTGGCAGCAGTGCCGGCGGTGCCGCTTCCGGCATTACGGTAAATGCCTATACATTACAAGATCCAACACTTCCACACACCAAGACTCTTGTTTGTCCCAATACAAACTGTGCTAGTCAGTCTGACGAGTCAAAACGTGACGTAATTCTTATCAAGACTGACCCAATTAATCTTAAGTTTCAATATATATGTACGGTATGTAAGTCCCAATGGACATCCTAAAATCACTCCTACTGTAGAATGGCCAAAGCTCCAGTGGGTGAAATGAAGAAGATTGTATCCCTTGTGGATCGTGTAGCCTTTGATGAATTTGTATATCCATCAGACGCTCCTACAACAAAGTTTCAACCAACTCAAAAACCTTATCATAATTTTTCACAAGAAACCGTTATATGGCCGTTTTCTGGTCGCCCAGATTGGGGACAAACCCTTAATTTTAAGGTACCATGGCCATGGCAAGGTGATTTCTTAAATTATATTGCTTTACGACTAAAACCCTTGAGTTGGCTTCCGTATACTGCTTATCAAAATATTGGTCCTGATACAAAGAATTGGCAACCTACTGATCCAGCAAATTTTTTTATTTGGGCAAATAGTCTTGGTACAATTGCTATTGAAAAAGCAGAACTTGTTGTTGATGGTGTGACTATTGAACAATTTTCAGGTGATTGGCTAAATGTCTGGAATAAGACAAGTCATACTGTAAGTAACGCATTGCCGTTTGATGACGGTGTATTTAATTCGTATGCCCCTCAAACAAAATCTACAAATAATATTGTGCCATCAGATGATGGGTATATATACTGCTATTTACCATTTTGGTTCGCAAAATACGCAAATACAGCTTTTCCATTATTATCAAAAGCATCACAGGATACTATTCAATTTAACATAACATTGCGACCATTTTCTCAGGTTATACGAAAATTAACAAATTCATTAAACTGTAAAGAAACACCTTGTGGTTCATCATTTCCTTATAAGAATCTTATTACAAACCAAACAGTTATTCAACAGATTCCATTAAGTATACCATCTTTTGAAACGGCAGATATTGTATGTGGTCTTACACATATTGATGGTGAATTAAGAAAGGCTTATATTGAGGCTCCTCATGAATTGATGATGGAACCGGTTGTAGAAACACAATTTTATGAACCACTCAAGTATACGGTTTCATCGGATTTCCAAAACAATAAAGGCAATCTCATAAAAATTGGGCTTCCACTTACAATTGCAAATGGTCCTATTAAACAAATTTACTTCTTTTTACGTCGCAAAGCAGCTATTGATCAATTCAATGATTATAATAACTATTCGGCACAACTAGAAAATGAAGTTAATCCTATATGGAATCCAAGTTCATCTATGTTAATTCATGCACAGCTTATGATAGGTACAGCAGTATGGGTAGACGAAGATGAACTATGGTGGCGTGCCTCACCAGATATAAATCTTCCTGGTGGTGTACGAGCTTATGGCAATTATATTTATGGATATAATTTTGCCAATAAACCAGCGGACTTTAGTCCAAGTGGAACAGTGAATGCTAGTCGTGTTGACCTGCGTCTTAATTTAACAGTTAATCCTCCAGATGGTACAGAAAATATAGAATGGACAGTAACTGTATTTATTGTTGGATACAATTGGATGCGTTTTGAAAACGGATTAGCTAATCAGATTTTTATGGATTAATACGTTTATAAAAAAAATTCAATTTCCATATATGTGTTTAGAAACATATATGGACAATCGTCGTATAGGTATAATTGTTCCTTCCGGTAACTTATTTAATACTGGAATGGCACAAAATGCGTTTTTTATTTATGAAGTTTTAACTAAATGCGGATTTATGTGTGACCAATTATGCTTTGATGAAAATCATAAAAAACTAGATTACAATAGTGTACCAGTAAAAACCATTTACGATAATGATCCACGTTTTGATGTCAAAGAATATAAATTAATTATTACAGTTGCAACTGGCATATGTAAGGCTATGTATAAGATTTGTAAAGAAAATAATATCAAAGTTGTAGCATTCATTTGTGGAAATATGCTTCAAGCCAATAATGCATGTTTTATATCAGAGACTTCAACTGCAACAATTGTTACAAGAGATAGACCCTGTGATGAGGCTTGGATAATAGGATCGTTTGCATATATGAAAACATATGTAGAACTTATGCGAAATGTACCCGTTAAAATTGTACCACATCTATGGTCTCCAAGACTTATTGAATATGATACACAATATAATTATAAACGCGACCCTGCAAATTTAACATATAATCCTGCTAATCATAAAGAAATGAAGGCAACTATAATTATCATGGAACCTAATGTTGAATATACAAAAACTTCGCTTATACCAATTATGGCAGCTGAAAAGTTTAATCAGTTATATCCTGACTTACTCGATGAAGTCTTTGTATTTAGTTTTCCAGTAAATAGTAAGGCAGCAAATACAATTGTAGATAGTTTATCAATAAAATCAAAAGTAAGAAAATTTTCTAGACTTCGCGTCGCCGATATTTTTACATCGTTTAACTCCAAACAGTCTATGCCTATATTTATAAGTCACCAACAAAATCATCAATGGAATTATACATATTACGAACTAATGTATTATGGTTATCCATTTATTCATAATTCTGATATGCTTAAATGGTTTGGATATTATTATGACGGATTTAATATTGATGCGTGTGTTGAACAAATACAAATTGCTCTAGAAAAACATAATTATCTTAATGATATTCATATGAAAAAAGGTAGACATTATGTGGATGGTATAGATCCTGAAAAACCTATAAGCATGAAGGTATGGAAAGAACTTGTAGATAATATGCGTTGAATTTATGCTTAAACTTTTATAAGTTTGTTATAGAAACCTATGGATAAAAATCGTATAGGTATTATTGTGCCTTCCGGTAATTTATTCAATAGTGGATTAGCACAAAATTCCTATTTTATTTATGATGTTCTTACACAATGTAATATGATATGTGATATGTTATGTTTTGACGAAAAACATATAAAATTAGGTTACAAAAATATACCAATTAAAACAATTTATAATGATGATTTAAGATTTGATATACTAGATTACAAACTTATTATAACAGTTGCTAGTGGTTTAACTAAAGGAATGTATAAAATATGTAAAGAAAATAATATACGTGTAATTGCCTTTTTATGTGGTAACATATTACAAATGAATAACGCTGCATTTATTTCCGATAATAATACAGCATCTATAGTGACTAAAGATACTCCTTGTGATAAAGTATGGGTTATTGAGCCATTTAATTATATGAAAACCTATGTTGAACTTATACGTGGTGCATCTGTTAAAATAGTACCTCATTTATGGTCACCATGTTTAGTAGATTATGCTACACAGTATCATTTCAAACGTAATATAGATGATTTAGTATATAATCCAGCTAAGCATACAGATAAAAAAGTTACATTAATATTCATGGAACCAAATATTGATTATGTAAAAACATCACTTATACCAATTATGGCAGCAGAAAAATTTTATAAATTATATCCTGATTTAGTTGACGAAGTCTATATATTTAATTTTCCTACAAAAAGTAAGGCAGCTAATTCAATTATAGATAGTTTATCAATTCGTCCTAAATTGCGTTTATTTTCTAGACTACATATTGCTGATATACTCACATCATTTAATAGTAAATCTACAATGCCTGTATTTGTATCACATCAACAACATACACCATTAAATTATACATATTATGAATCAATGTATTATGGATTTCCACTTGTTCATAATTCAGATATGCTTAAGGGATTTAATTATTATTATAATGAGTTTGATATTGATGCGTGTGTAGAACAGATTCATACAGCTTTGAATTGTCATAATTATTTATATGATATACATATGAAAAAAGGGCGTCATTATTTGGAAGCTATTGATCCAAGTAAACCAATAAGTAAAAAAATATGGGGTGATCTTGTAAAAGAAGTTACATCCGGTTAAAATCATATTTTTATTTTCCTAGACTTCATAAATGGACTCTAGAAAAGTAGGTATTATTACATCGTCTACTCCGCTTTTCAATAGCGGCTTAGTACAAAATGCTTATTTTATATATGAAGTACTTATAAATAGTGGATTTCAAGTTGACTTATTATGTTATGATCCAGTTTATACAAAACTTGAATACAAAGATATACCTGTAAAAACAATTAACCAAGATATTAAACAATTTGATCCAAGCCCATATCAACTTATTATAACTGTGGCTACTGGCATAAGTAAGGATATGTATACAAAATGTAAGAAAACTAAGACACGTGTAGTAGGGTTTGTATGTGGTGCTGTCTTACAAATGAATATGTCTTCTTTTTTATCCGATAAATCTGATACAATTATTACTAAAGATCAACCGATTGACCAATTATGGATTATTGGCGAATACAGTTATATGTCTTCTTATATGGAAGTATTACGCAATGCAACCTCCAAAATTGTTCCGCATTTATGGTCACCGTCACTTATTGAATATACTACAGAACATAAATTTAAAAAAGATCCAAAATCCTTATTCTATAATCCACAAATACATACACAAAAGAAGGCAACACTAATAATTATGGAACCAAATTTATACACTGTTAAAAACGCCCTAATACCTATTATAGCTGCTGAACAATTTTATAAGGATAATTCTAACCAACTAGATGAAGTCTTTATATTTAATTTTCCAACAAAGAGCGATTCTGCGTACGCAATTATAAATAGCCTTTCTGTTCGACCAAAAATACGTATATTCAAGTCACTGCATATATCGGATGTGTTGACTCATTTTAATTCTAAAGATACCATTCCTATTTTTGTATCCTTTCATCAATATAATCCCTGGAATTATCTTACTTATGAACTCCTATATTATGGATATCCACTAGTTCATAATTCAGATGATTTTAAAGGCTACGGATATCATTATAAAGACTTCGATGTGTATGGATGTGCTAATCAAATAAACCAGGCTCTAACATACCATAATAGACTTTATGAACTTCAAATGAAAAAGAGTCACCAATTCTTAGATACAATTGACCCGGCTAAATTTACTAGCGTAAAAGTGTGGACAGATCTTGTAACAAAAATCTAGGTGCGTTTGATTTTTAACAAAATTGACGTCTCCCAGATTGGGGGAGATACAGTGCGGCAAAAGCTGCTTACTAGCCCTTCTAGCTCAGTGGTAGAGCGTTTCTCTTGTAAAGAAAAGGTCGGTAGTTCAATTCTGCTGAAGGGCACATAGGTTTTTTTCATACTAATAGTTCATATGAACAAAACTAACCATCCCATACTGCAATAGGACCAACGCAGATTCCTACATGAGGACGACTTACTATCTCACGCACAATGTCATAGTGAAGCAATCGAGCAAGTTCTAATTGACCACGTGTATACTCAGTAACTATCATTGTAGCATGATGGCCGTCGTCATTAGGCAACTGTACAAATTTAGCCAATGTTGGTATAGTACGTAACATATCTGCTGGACCCGAAATCTTCGTACAGAGTCGACCACCCTGTGGTGCTAGCATATGACGAATCACTGATGATGGAAACTTAGCTAACATAAGTGTCTTTTCCTCAAAGTGAATAACTATATGGTCAATCTGTGCCGCCATCTTCATACCATGTGTTTCCACAAATCTATCATATAATCCTTTAGCCGCACCCTTGTCTGAATTCATAAGTTCAAAGGCACCGCAAATATATTCACGCGTTAAGCGAATCTCGTCATAAATAACTTCTAGCAAGTCCCCACCACGACGAAACCAAAACGCACGTCCTGTCTTATCAGATGAAGTAAAGACTACAGCATCATCACATCTAAATATAGTTAATCCAGCATTGTATTGCTTTCGTAAAATATGACCTTCATCAAGTCCAGAAATAACCTCACCAATAGAGATACATTGTAAGTCACTTAGTTCTTTACAAGTTAACGACATTCTTTATAAATAACCTAAAAAATAATATAATCATCATTTTTTATGAATTATTATTGTTGTTCACAGAGTTTAAGAATGAACAAATTACTAGCAATCCAACAAAGCCAGTAAGGAGTTTTAGAAAATCTTCAACAGGACGTATTTCAGCTTGACGACGAATTGTTTCACGTAACGTTATTTGGTCATCAACACGTTCAATTGCATTATCAACGCGAAGTAACATCGCATGAGCCCATGGATAGTTATATTGTTCAAGAGAATCAGCTAGACCGCATAATACATCACGGTATTTTGGCAAATCATCATCAGTAAAGATATAGTTAACTTCTTCTATAATATTATCAATATCATCGTGAATCATGGTTATATACTTATTTGTGGGTAGTCCAGAATGTCCTCAACTTTTTTATACAACCGGTTTAAGATGCTAGCATATGTGCCACCACATTTACGAAAGCCAAAACAAAATAATACAAAGCATAATACACGCAAGGTGCGGTTTATTGGTAATGCTACAGGTAATGTGAATGTAACAAGTCATAATACACGTTATAGTCCCCGACACAAATACGCAGGACCTAGTCGAAAAATATTGCGTTCAACCAAATTTCATTCAATAAATAATAAACCAGTTGCACCTCCTACCACGGTTTTATTTGACATGCCAAAAAAATTTAAAACATTTATATTTGATAAACTTCCGCATTTAATGAAAAAGAAAACAATGAAACAACGCAAAAATTGATGTAACTTTATTCATAAAAATAATTCAATACAATGACGTCTCTTTCCAATCTTTACGCATTTGTTCAACAGATGTGTAAAGAATATAATATAGATGAAAGTCACGATGTTACGCATGCACGTGATTGTGTAAACTTTGCGGAGGCAATAATGGATTGGAATTGTTCAGATGAAGAAATTAAAATTATTCGTTATGCTGCGGCACTTCATGACTGTGTAGATAAAAAATATGTATCACCAAGTATCGCTACACAAAAAGTGCGTGAGTTTCTACTATCAGAAGGATGGGATAATATTCATATTGACGCAGTTATTAATATTATAAATACAATGTCTTATAGTTATCTAAATAAACAACTTCTGGACGGTCGTCCTAATTATCCTGACCATGGTAAGTGGCAACGAGCTTATCATACTGTACGTCAGGCAGATTTGCTATGTTCATATCGTGTCCAACGCTGTTATTTATATCAAAAACGTATATATCCAACAATGTCAGAATACGAGAATTGGCAAAAAGTCAGTGCCTTGTTTCAAGTGCGAATGTTTAAATATGTTACAAATGGTTGGATTCATTCTCCACTAGCCTTATCTATGGTGCCAAATCTGATTAATATTGCGAAAACAGATTTGGCACAGCATAGTTTTTAAAAACATATATATTAAAGCAAGATATGAAACCATACTTAATATTTTTTTTACTCTTAAAATTGGCAATTTTAATTCAATTCGTACTCATTTTAACAAATAAAGAAACTACGGATTCACGTATTTATATTATGACAGAAATTATTTTTAAAACCGCATTATTTTTCTTTATTGAATTTTTCTTATTTCATTATACTATTGAAGGTCTTGAATTTGAAGATAAATTAATAATATCATTCGCCGGCGGCTTATTGTTTTATGATGCCTGGATTCATGATTTTCCTCAGTTGATTCAATCACTTAAGACACATGGCAACATTTTTTTAAAAAAAATGATGTAAACGTATATATAATATATATTTTTTAAAATATTTAATCAAACTAAGATAATATGTCAACAGCAGATGTAATTTCTATTTGTAAGCACCTTATTAATACAGGTTCTTTAGATCATTTAAAAGAAGCTTATGTAACGTACCAGAATGAAGATATAGCATGGGATCATGTATTTTTAAAAATATATATTCACGCATGTCTTAAAAAACGTCGTGATATTGCCGATTGGTTAACAACGTTATATAATCAATTTGATCCTATAGAACAAATAGCATTACGACAAACATTTGCTTATGGACGATATTTATTAAACAAGTAAATATTTTATTTTTTTGAAATTTAAAAGTTTTTCAGTTCTTCCCGAAACTAATCTTTATAATTAGGAAGAATGAGTACCGGTCATGGTGGTGTTAAAATGGTCGACAAGAATGACCGTTTGTATATCTCAAAGGGTATTACAGTGCCAAATATGTATATTGAAAATAATAATGGTAGTGTAGCCTTTGCTATTGATGGAGATTATAGTGGTATGACTATTTCAGGAGATATATATCCTTTACACGATAATACATTTGATTTAGGTCATCCCGCAAATTGGTGGCAGTCTACATTTACTCATGCTCTTTTCACGTCATCAATGAACGCATCTACAATCACAACATCACAAATTACTAATGTGTCAAATGGTCCTATATATATAACAGGTGATTTATTACCATCTGCTGATAATGTATATAGACTAGGTACAACTGGAGCAGCATGGAAAGATATAACAATTGGACCAGGAACATTGAATATTTATGGACCAACAGGAACTAATGCTGTTGGAACTATAGGAACGGACCAAAATGGTATTGTTTATACAAAATCTGGTTTTGCAGCACCATTTGTAAACATAGGTCCTAGTTACAATTCATTGGATCCTGGTGCTATTGGTGGATGGGCTTTATATCCATCAGGAATACTAGGTGATTCTAATTATGATTTGATAGCACAACAAAAATTACCTGGTGCGTCATTACCAGTAGGTTTAACTGGCCCGGCATATTCATTAATTCGTAATCCTGGACCTACTGGTGCTACTGGAGTTACAGGTGCCACAGGAGTTACAGGTAGCACAGGTGCTACAGGAGTTACAGGCAGCACAGGTGCTACAGGAGTTACAGGCTCAACAGGTGCTACAGGAGTCACAGGCAGCACAGGAGCCACAGGAGTAACAGGCAGCACTGGAGCTACAGGAGTAACAGGCAGCACAGGAGCTACTGGTGTAACAGGAAGCACTGGAGCCACAGGAGTAACAGGCAGCACAGGTGCTACAGGAGTAACAGGCTCAACAGGTGCTACTGGTGTAACAGGCAGCACTGGAGCCACAGGAGTAACAGGCAGCACAGGTGCTACTGGTGT